GAGGATTGCTCCTTTTCGAATTTCGTCCAATTACGATATTCAGGGTCATCAATCATATCATATAAAATAAATCAATAAACAAATATACGTAAAATAATTCAAATGAGCCCCTCCCCTACTGTGTGTTTTCATGGTTGGCATGTTTGGGTGATTGTTATTGGTGCGGGGAGGGGCTTTTTACGGAAATCAAATTTCAACTATATGGCAACAACGAACAAGAGCAGTCGCAGGCAGCAATTAATCAATCTTGGAATTGGTAAAAGCCTGTCGTTTCCGCCTTCGACCAGATCGGCGGTCAAATCCCAGTTGAGTGAACTGAAATTCTCCACGGGGCAGCGTTATAGCGTGACATCTTCGCAAGAGAAGGTTATCGTAACTCGGATTTCGTAACATTATTTTGCCAGAATAGGCTATGAAACGGAAAGTTAATCGGGATGTTCCGGTGTTGTTTCTCAAAGGAAGCGACGAACTGGGCCGGGCAACAGGCGTAACTGCCGAAAAGACGCATGCACAATGGCGTCGTGCGGGGCTTAAATACAGTGTGATGAACGACGGGACTTTCCTTTATGACCCCGATGACGTATCAAAGTTCATCAAGAGGCATTATGCTCCTCAAAATATCAAAGAAGAATTAAAGTCATAATGGAGGGCGGCTCTTTAATATGATCTCTATATGAATCGCAAAATAGTGGTGATTGACATCGACGGCACGCTGTGCGTTGTCGGTGACAGACGTAAATACATGGAACAAGACCAGCCGGACTGGGATGCGTTCTACCGGGATGATTTCGACGATCTGCCGATAGGTACAGTTTGCGATTTCGTGCGGAATCTGTCGAAGCATTACGAGATATTTTTTTGCACTTCTCGCCGGGAGACTGTGCGTCAAAAGACGCAGATTTGGTTGCAGCGAAATCTCTGCATGTCTCCCAAAGATTATACGCTCATCATGCGCTCGGATTCCGATCATCGCCCGGATGTGATTTCGAAGATCGACGCTTTCACTCAAGAGACCACCG